GAGTGGCTCAAGTCCCAGGGCGTTTCGGAAGTCGATAGCTTCATGGTTCTTCCGGCTTCGGTTGCTCTTGCCTTTATGGTGAGTAGACCCGAAGAGTCGGGCCGTGAATTGTTGTGTTCGGCTGAAGCATCCGTTGCTAGGGGCTGCTCTTCATGGGCGGTATTGGTGAATCCCTGGCAACGGGACACTTACTCTCCCTGGTGGGAAGAGAAGGCTTAGGATTGCCAGGTTGCGCTTGACGGTTTGTGTTGTGAGTCTTGGGTTTTACCGCCCTTGAGGAGCGACGCCGCGTTACACCTCAAGTCTGCACCTGGCTGCGATCCGAAGTCTTCTCGGAAGATGTACTCCGCGTGGATCACGCAAATTCCTGGTAGTTGGGTGCCAGGTGTCCACGCGTCATGTACCCACAATGAGATCGCAGCCCTATCTCTGCGATCTCTGTGTCTAAACCCGGTCCCGGCTGATTTCTATTGCCAGCCCGTTCTTGATGCATTTTACAGTATCAGGTGCGTGGCCAGGAAGTATGGCGGGACAAGATGGACATACCTGGAAACGGCGGAATCTTATACCGGTTCTCTCCGCCGTAGATACCTCGAAGCTGAGGCTAGCCTGCGCAATGACGGTCCGCTCACACGGACCGACTGGTACATTGGGGCTTTTCTCAAAGCTGAGAAGTTCAACCCAGCACTGAAGGTGGCGAAACCTAGGATGATATTTCCACGTTCACCTAGGTATAATTTAGTGCTGGCGAGCTGGCTCAAACCTTTTGAGCACTGGTTGTGGGGCTATATGACCAGTGCCAAGGTTTTCGGAGGATCGCGTACCAGGGTTGTGGCGAAAGGTCTCAACCAGCGGCGCCGAGGAAACTTGATTGCGAAAAAGTTCAAGTCCCTGGATGAGTGCGTCGTGTTCGAAGTTGATGGGAAATCCTTTGAGTCACACGTGGATAAGTGGCAGTTGGAGCAAGGCGAACATCCGGTGTATTATGCTGCCCTGGGCAAGCATGATCTGGCGGACGTACTTCGACACCAACTGAGGCTTAGCGGTGTCACCCAAGGTGGTGTGAAGTTTTCGCGAGAAGGTGGTCGCGCTAGTGGGGATTTTAATACGGGCATGGGCAATTCGTTGATCATGCTTGCCGTCGTTGTCGCCGTCATGAAGCAATTTCATGTCCCGTTTGACCTTCTTGTCGACGGTGATAACGCCTTAGTCTTCATGCGCGGTCGGGATGCTTCTCGGGTATGTCGTGACTTCGCCACTTTGGCACATCGGTTCTCGGGCCACGAAATGGTCCTTGAGAGACCCGTGTCTGTCATGGAGGATATCAGGTTTGGGCAATGCGCCCCTGTTTGGGTTGGTGGTGGCTGGTGCATGGTCAGGGATTACCGCAAGGTGGTATCTGGTGCTTGTTCCTCCCATGTCCATTTGAAGGATCCAGCATTTGTTGGTCCTTACCTCAGGGGTGTGGCTCTCTGTGAGGCTTCTTTGTCTCGTGGGTTGCCTGTGTTGTCTGCCTGGTCGAGTCAGCTTTTCGCACGTACGAATTCGTTTAGAGCTGTGGATGCGTCATTCTACAGAGATTATCAAGTTCTAGGCGTCGACGTGGACCAGCTGGTTGAGCCGGTTGAGGAGGAGATCCTGGCCGAGACTAGGGTTAGCTTTGAACGTGCTTTTGGGTTATCGGCAGAAGCACAACGTCATTTAGAAAACTCGCTGAAGGCCCCTTCTAGGTGGGAAGGGTGGACCTTTGACGAGTGGCCTACTGACGGTTCATGGTTTAACGCTAGACCCGGGCTGGTTGAATGCTTCTTCGAGTAAGGGTTTAATTCGGGAGGTTTTGCGCCGACTCTGGTGATGTTTGAGGTACTCGTGAAAGGTCCTGCAGCCCACTACAAGGTTGTTTCAGTGCGACGGACCAGAGCTTCCCTCTCATATGGTCAGTAGCCCAAGTCTACGCGTTTTCCTAGGGGTACAGCAGGCGTGTTCGGTCGGTTGTCCGTGCATGGCTCCATTATCGTGGTCGATCCGAGCCCGAAAGGGTTAGCTTGTAGTGAGTTCGTCGGAGGAGAGCTTCTGTGGGTGGCTTCGGATTCATTTCCGATTTCACTAAGCTGGCTGTCGTAGCGCCCTTCGGGGTAGGCGCGCGTAAGTCCTTAATAGCAGTGCTGGCTTAACACAGTTTCGGCCCCGCGATAGGGTCTTGGGTGTCGTTGGTAGAAGGCCGGACACCACCCGTGTTGGAAGTTTCTCGTGGTATAGATGTGTAGGCAAAAGGCATATGATGGATAACTCTTTCCATGCTAGATAGGCGTCCCGGTGCCGTTGTGGCCCTGCGTGGTTGGTGACC